AGTGTACAGTAAAAATCGTCTTCTATCATATCTTTAATTGAATAGTGATTATTTCATAGTTAAAGTTTTCTTCATTATATGTTTTGATTCTCTCTATAAAATGATTTAGTGTGTAGTTTCTTCTGTTTTTTGTAGAGCAATCATCTGATATATCATACAGAGTTGCTTTTACTTTATCCTTTCCCTTTCTAAGAACTCGTCCAATACTTTGAAGATTACGGACTCTGGACTTACTTGGAGAGGCAAAGATGACATTATGGAGATTTTTAATATTGATACCTGTAGAGAAAGTTCCATAAGATGCAACGATAATTGCGTTAGATTCTCTTTCAGTTATCTCTCTCACCATTTCTCTTTCTTCGGCATCTACACCCCCATGTATAAAAAATACCTTACGGTCGTCACCCTTGTTCTTATTTATCTTATCATAGAGTATAGCACCATGGGATTCTACTCTTTGAAAAAGAACTAATGAGTTACCCTTAAGATCAAGTGATAGATTTTTAATAAAATTATTACGTTGTTCGTGACCTATTAAATACTGTATCTCATCCTCATATACATCAAACTTTTGTGGAGGATGCTTAAGTACAAGACACTGAATATCAAGTTGAGAAAGATGTCCTTGTCTCATCAATTCATCAGTTCTTGTTACTTTGTATGATGGTCCAAACAATCCTTCTAAGACCCACTTGTGCGTCTGTGTGCCATCCAAAGTTCCAGTAAATCCAAATCTATACTTTGCATGATGAAGTTTGGTCATGATCTGTATTAGAGACTTAGACTTGAATAAATGTGCTTCATCGCCTATAATGACACCATACTCTTCAAAGAAAGATCTCTCTAGTTTATATACAGATTGCCAAGTCGTAATTGTCACTGGAGCTTCATTACTTTTTTCCTTACCAGAATAGATACGGTGACAATATGAATCAGCATCCCAACCATAATCAAGAAAATCCTTGTACATCTGCTCTACAAGAGATGTCGTTGGAACAACTAAAAGGATTTTTTCTCCTCGGTCTACATAATATCTCACTAGAGAATAAATCATCAAAGATTTGCCTGAAGCAGTGGGGCTTATCAGTAACTTTCTGTTATGCTTTAGAGCACCGTATACTCCCTCAACTTGGTATTTACGAGGAGTATGAGAACAAATAGAGTTCATATAATCCTTAACACCTTCTAAGGAAATATGATTATTCTCTTCATAAGGAGTTCCATAAAATTTATTATCTTCAAACTTATAACTGTATCCGTAGTTGTCACAGAACTGGACAATTTTATCTAACAGACCAACATAGATCTGCTTAGACCGCATATCGTAAAGGTGAATCTCTCCGTTCCAGTTCCTTCCACGGTATTGTGGCATAAATTTTGCATTAGGAACCTCAAACTTAAAGTGGTCTCTAAGTTCGTATTCTATATGAGGTTCAGTATTAATTTTTAAAAATACTTCGTTTGATTTAGATATAACAAGATTGGCTGATGTATCAATCACATAAGTCCATTCATCTGCTAATATTTATTACATATTCTCAAACTTATATTCCAACATCATTCTATACAACGAATCTCTTAAGTACCAAAGATGTTCTTGCTCCATTGGATGTCTGGCTGGAGAACCTTCCCAATTTTCAATCCTTTTCAAAACACAGTGATGTAATAGACGAATATCTTCTATGGTCAAACTAACTGTATAATCAAACTCTTGACTTGGTTCGAATTCTTCATTCATTATCCTAGTCCTGAATTAAACCTCATGAATTCTATTGCGTTTTTAATTTGATAAGTTCTATTAGTTATCTGCTTCAGTATGCTCTCAATATAGACGAGCATCGTATCATAGTAATCAATTTTTAGACATACTGTAGAGAGTTTATCATCTGCATCAAGATATTTTTGCATTGTATCTTTGTCGCGAATCTTTTTTGGAAAGGGGTTTTCTATGTATACATCAGGGTCTGCTTTACCACTGAAGTATTCATAACGTTCATGCCTTATATTTTTTCTTTGTTGCTCTGCTTTTTTTCTTAAAAGAAAAAGTGTATTATAAAGTTCAAAGTATTTTGCATGTAGAGAGGGGATGTTTAGTGATTCATCATGTAGATTGTCTCTATCAATTTTTGAATCTTTTTCCCACATCTCTTGAAGTTTATCAAGATCGATCATAAAGTGTTTCCGGACATATCCTGCATATCATAGATAGTATACTTGAAACTTACGTCTGCTGTAAAGTACTCGATATCTGTATCAGTTGCATCGAAAGTAATAGTTGATAAGGAATATGGAAATACATCTTTAAACATCACCTGAAATTTTGGAACAAGATTGTTGCTTAGAACTTGTAATGTGGCATCAGAATAGATGTTCTCACCCTTCTGTCCAAATTTACTAATAATTTTACCATCCTTACTGAGATCTTCTAGTTGACTTAACTTCTCTGGATATCCTAGACCTCTTATCCAATTTTGAATCTCCATATAATTAAATAGATCTTCATCCACTAGAAATCTAAGAGTTAGATCTCCAAAGACAATCTTATCTCCAGGAATATCAATATCTTTAAGGTAACTTGTTTGTTGAGCAACCCCAAGATCCAAGGATGGAATATTTGCTTGGTTGCAGAAAAATGCCGCAGCAGGACTTCTCTTCAATGCAAACTTAAAACCAGTTGGTGCTAAGAAGTTTCTATTCTCAATAGGATTCCCAGGTCTATCTGCTGGTTTTTTTCTGGTTGTCATTACTCGCTAACTACTGTTGAATTTGTAAAATGCTTGGGTGCGTATGTTACACCATTTTTAGTAACAGTAGTTGCTTTGACAGCATCAGCATCAGACTTATTTGTATAGACTTTTCTATCAGCATAAGTTTCTGACCAGGTATTATCACCTTTATAATATACGTCACCAATCGTGGGATTCATGACACTATTTGTTTTGATATGAAAGGGCATTTTTTTGTATATCTCTACATGATTATTTAGAAGCAAAAAAAAAGACCCCCCGAAGGGAGTCTTGTAAAACCTTGTGAATACGGATCACATGAGGTTCTTAACAGTAACGCGACGATAGTAGCGGTTGCTGTTGACACGGAGACGACCTGCGCCCACGGTGGTTCCTTCTGCGAAGGGGTTAGCAGTAAGACCATAACGAGTCTTAAAGCCGATTTTAGGTTGGAAGGTGTTCTCTCCAACGGCGCGAACCATCTGGAGGGGAACATAAGGACAATAGAAGAGTCCTGCGTCATAAGGGGAAGAACCCTTATATCCAACAACGTAGTACTGGTTTGCAGCAACGTTAGCAGAATATGGGTCAATGTATACACGGAATTTGCCCATCAAGACTCCAGCAAAGGTGTTGCCGGTGTCATCAACGTTCAGATTTGCATTCAGTGCAGGGGTGTAATCGAGCACACCAGCCATGGTCAATGCAGACGCTACGTCAGCAGAGCACATGATGATGTTGCCCTTTCCGCGACGAGTTCTTTGTGCGATTGCGTTCGCATCTCTCTCGATTTGGAAAAGAAGACCTTTAAACTTCTCAACAGACCAACGTCCATTGGAATCAATGTCAAGGTCAAACTCACCAGCAGTTGCAACGTTAGTTGCTGCACCAGGTTCTGCAATCTTGTAGATCGTTCTGATGACTTCTCTGTTGATTTCCGCAAGGATTTCAGTGGAGAGAATGTTGGCAAGTTCTGCTTCAGCATTAAGACCGTGGATTGCCTTAAGGTCTTGTGCCAGTTCCAAGGAGTACTCTGCTTTCAGAGCTCTTGACTTGGCGGTTACAGTGACTTTCTCAATCGAGAATGCCATCTGGTTGAAGGCAGCATCACCAGCACCATTCAGTGCTTCGGACTCAGCCGTGGTCATGCCCTGACCGACATCATATCCGGTCGAAGATGCAGAACCAACGGGGTTCAGTGCTCCGGGGTTGCTTCCTACTTGTGCCTGGGTAGTACCCAAACCAGCATTAGCATCGGAGAAACCACCGGTAAGGGTTCTACCTGCGTTCTGACCAGAGAATGAGGTGTCTGCTTCGTCGAAGAATGCCTCGTTGGCGTTTGCCTGTGAGGTGTACTTCGAACGCATTGCGAAGATAAGTCCAGTAGGTCCGGACATTGGTTGCACACCTGCGAGGTCATATGCGACCAGGTTAGGCATAGAACGTCTGATCAAGGAGATCAGAACGGGGTCGAAACCTGCAACAGGTGATGCACCCGAACCAGAGAAACCAGCATTGCCAGTTCCAGAGGGGTCAGTGTTTACGTTTGGTTGCTCATTTAGCATTCCACCTGCATTGAAGGAGGAAGACTCTCTGAGGAATTTTTCTTGGTTTTCTAACAGGACAGCGGTGACTGCACGACGATGGGGATCAGAGATCTTATCGCATCCTTCATGATTGAGAAGGGGTGCCCACTTTTCCTGCAGATGCTCGGATTGGAACATTTGCTTTTTACCTTTAAGTGTTTAGTTTGATTTAATGTTAAATTCAGTTTTGCTTACCGAAAGAACCTAAGGTCTTCAGATAGGTTTCCATTGAACTTGAGTAAGACTCAGATCCAGCTTCATCCACACCTTCGGATAAGGTTTCGGTTTTTGCTACTGGGGATTTCTTATCGGAGAAATATGACTCCTTAAGTGTTTCCAGTTTTTCACGATATTGACCTTCACTTTCAAACTCTACACTTTCGGAAAGTGAGGCGAGCTTCTCTTTCTGGGTCTGTGCAAGACCTTCGGAGACTTGATCCAAGATACCGTCAGCAGTTGCCTCTGAGAGACGACCGTTGAGTGAGATATTCTTCTCAATTTGCTCATTGAGTTTGGTTTCCATATCATCTAGTTTTTCTACCATGCTCTCAAGCACATCATACTTATCTTCAGGGATTGATACATAATGTTCTTCAAATAGACTCTTCATTCCTTCAAGGAATGATTCAGTCATTTCGGTCTTAAGACCGGTTTCAACTGCGAGTGCATTCTCTTCGAACCACTCATCAGCAACATACTCAAGATAAGAATCAACTCTTTCTGCGAGTGATTCTTTTGCTGCTTCGATTTCCTCAGCAAGTTTTTCTTGATACTGTGCTTCCAGTTCTTCTTTAATACCAGCAACCTTTGCATTGATTGCTGCTTCAAAGATGGTCTTTGCCTTTTCTTTGAAATCTTCGGAGAGTTCTTCACCACCGAGGAGGGCATTTACGTCCTCTTCGATATCATACTCAGCGACAGGTGCTTCTTCTTCTGCAACAACATCTTCAGTTGAGATTTCCTCTTCTTCAATAGTTGCTTCAGTCGAAACTTCCTCTTCTTCCTTCATACCTTTCATGGGATCTGCGGATTTTGCGCCTTTGTTTACAACGTCTTTTACTTGCTTGAGAGTTCCTCCAGGAGTCTTTAGCTTTGCTGAGTCATCATCGACTCTGTAATTTTCTGGGGTAGGACCGCCAAGATCTTCG